GGGAAGACGACCGCCCGGTCGGCAAGATGAACCAACACGACTTCGTGACGTTCACCGCGATGCGCTACGCCTTCCCGTTCTACATTCCGAACGAGACGGTTAAGCAAGCCGCGTGGGACATCGTTGCCCAGCACGCTCGCAGCAAGGCACAGCTCGCTATGACCGCTCGCTCCATGCGAACGGCTACCGCGCTGACTGGCTCCGCAGCCGTGACTTCGTTCACCGCAGCGGGTAACTACTACGCAACCGGAACCGCCAACGCTGGTGCTGCATGGACGACTTCGTCCACCAACATCATCCAGAAGGGCATCCAGACCGCTCTTCAGCGCATCTCGCTCGCTACTGGCGGCGCGGTTCGTAGCGAAGACATTTGCTTGGTCATTAGTCCGACCATTGCAAACTTGCTCTCACAGACGGAAGAAGTCCGCAACTACGTCAAGAACTACGCGGCTGGTGCGCTTCCCTTCTTGCAAGGTGGCGATATCTTCAGCCGTTACGGCCTCCCACCGAATCTGTTCGGCGTGTCGGTTGTCGTTGACGACTCCGTCAAGATTACGTCCCGCAAGGGCGCAGCCTCGACGACTCGCTCGTTCGTGTACGGCAATTCTGCCGTATTCGTGAGCCGTCCGGGTGGCTTGGTTGGTGTCGAAGGTTCGACCTCGTTCAGCACCTGCCAGATCTTCGCCTTTGAAGACATGACAGTTGAGAACTGGGACGATCCGAAGGATCGCCGTATTGAAGGCCGCGTCATTGACAACAGCACCTCCGAACTGGTTTCCCCAGTCTCAGGCGTGTTGGTTGCCGATGTCACGAGCTGATTATTCAGCCTCTCAGGATGAGGGCGGTGGGGACTTCGGTTCCCACCCCCCTCTCTAGGCGGAACCTATGACCGCATACGCCACCTACGCCGATTTGGAAGCCGCGCTCGACGCTCAGATCATTGCACAACTGTGCAGCGACCTCGGCAGTCCTATGCTCGGCTCCAACCCGGTCACTACGCACGCGCTGGAACGCGCTACGGGGATCGTGCAGGCTTACACGCGGGTAGGCAACATCTACACCGATTTGGATTTGACGACGCTCTCAGCGGCTCACGACCCCCTGCTGATGACGCTCGTTGTTGACTTGGCGGTCGAGGCGCTCTTTCAGCGCCGCGCCATGAAGATCACCCCAGCCGTTGAGCAGCGCCTGAAGCAGGCGTACTCCATGCTGGAAGCACTCCGGGACGGGAAGATGATATTCGGGACGGTCGCCAAGGCGGCAAGCGCCGGGTTACCCGAAGTGCAAGCTACGCCAACGATGACCAACGCTTGGTACAACGGCGTAAGCACTAGCGCCTTCTTCCGCCCTCGCCTCCCGAACACGATGCCGGGGAACTGACGTGGAGCCGTGGCGCAAGAGAATCAGTAAGGCACTCGCCAACGATGCAATCCGCAACGGGATTGCGGCGGCTATTGCGTCTTACGCAAAGCAGCACATTGCAAAGAGCGAAGGACGTGGCCCGAACGGGGAGACGGTTGCCCTCGCGGCGCTGAAGCCCATGTCTGGCGAGTTCTGGACGACTAAGAAGCCCCGGGAGGGCGAGGTTGCCAGCGCGACCCGCCAAGTCCTCAAGGCGGTCAGCCGCAAGAAGAAGGACGGCTCCGTTGTCGTCAAGAACGTCATGGTTACCGAGTACAAGATGTCCGGGCAGTCCTACCGGAACGGTGGTCAGCCCCTCCGGGATACCGGGAACCTACTGCGGTCGATTGGTGCGAAGGCCGAGCAGGTCGGCCCGTCACGCCTGTCCGTGACCATGTCGGGCGCTATCTACGGCATCTACCATGAGAAGGGCTTCTCGACTGACGGCCCGAACTTCATCCCGCTGACACGCAAAGGCAAGCGCACCCATGCCACCGGGGCGAATCCCAACACCGAGAACCTGTCGCGGGGCAAGGACTACGTCATGGCGTGGGGTGGCGTAGACGTTCCCGCCCGTCCATTCCTTGTACCGACCGCCGTGGAATTTAGTGCCATAGGCAAAACCATTAGAATCGGTCTAGCAAAGATCCTCAAAGGAAAACTCAAGTAATGGCAACCGCAATTTTCGTCGCTGGCCCAACGTCAATCTTCGTCAATGTCGGCGCTGGCTATGTTGAGCTGGGGCAGACCGACAACGACAGCCTCCCGCAAGTCTCCTACTCGGACAACATCCATGAAATCAAAACCGTCGCCTCGGGTGCGACTCCTGAGGAAATGGTGGTTCAAAACACGAGCGCGACGATTACTGTCACGCTGGTCAAGTGGGATGCGGCGGTCTTGACGAGCGTACAGACGCGCCAGCGCGGTGCGGCGTACAACTCGACCGTTGGCCGCCTCTTGGTTGGCGATAGCGGTACGTTTGGTATCAAGGTCGCCCCTGCAACGGTCGGCAAGACGGGCTACACCTTCGGGCGCTGCTACTTCATGGGTGACGCAATCGCGCACTCGCAATTCGGCAACGTTGAGCAGCGTATGGGTTTGACCTTCCGCGCCATCCCAGACGCTAACAATTTGCTTGCCGCCGCTTATACTTCCTGACATGATCGACCTAACCCCAGATACCGACCCGCTTCTCTTCCGCGTAGAAATCCCGTCCGGCGCGTTGGTGGTTCAATGGAACGAGGCGCTCGCCGCATTGAGCGGGAAGCAAGACGGGCAACCGCAAGTCGCGGATGTCGCAGCAGCCTTACGAAAAGTAGCACGCTCGCCCGAAGTAGCTGCTAACGCGTCGGACGAGATCCTCTTCGCAGTCTTTGCGCGTATGGGTCAGGCGGTAGAGCAGGCGGGAAAATAGCAAGGGGGGTATCCCTATTCGTTGCGACATACGGACGGCTCCCCTCGGAATTTGATGAGAACACGGCAATGGGACTAGCGCAGAACATCCCCATGATTGAAGCGCGACAGTCCCTCGTATTCGCGCAAGGCATTGCTGTTGCGTTTGGATCACCCGAGCTGACCGAACACATTATCCGCCTTACTACAGGTGACGCATCCCTTGCCTTCAAGACGCGTATGCAAATCGAACACAGCAAGGCGGCAAACCAATGACCGTGCAAAGCAACGCCGGAATCTGGATTGCGCTGCGTGACGAGATCCGTAATTGGATGTCCGCGAACAACTACGGGGATGCCGTCTATGTGGCGGAGAAGCCCGGAGACGAGATGCTTGCCCAGTATGCGGTACAGATCATCCCGAGTGGCGACGCTGCCCTGCACCCTCGTAGCGGCGTTGGGTTGCTTGAGTCAACGATTCAGATCACGGTTTGGTGGCGCGGCCTGTTTGACAACACCAACCGGGCTACCGAGCGCATTGCCGGGGATGAGGGAATTGAGCAATTCATCGACGGGCTACGCACGCTCCTAATCCAGAACACGCTCGGCGGTCGGCTGACCATCCCGCTTACATGGCGCAGCGGTGGGCAGATCGAGGCGGTAGACGAGGCGGTCGGTTGGATGCGTGGAACCGAGACTTTCCTGTGCGCGTTTGAAATGACATGGGAGGTTCAATAATGCAAGACCTAGGCAAGATCACCATCGACATCAACGAAGGCGGCGGATCGTCTGCTGGCGGCGCTGCGGGTGGCATAGGCAAATCAATGTCTGGTGGGCTTTCAGTCGCTGCATTGGCTTCGGAAATGGTCAGCGGAATCATTACTGCGATATATTCTGCCCTTAAGATTGCTGTTGTTCAAATAATCAAAGCGGCCAAGATGATCTACGACGCGTTTATGCAGTTGCGCCAGTTTGTTCTAGAGTTTGTAGACGACATCCGCGAGTACAGCCCAGCAGTTCAGCTTGCAGACCTTGGCAATGAAATGGCAATGATGGGGGAGAAAATGCGAGCCGCAAACATGGGCGGCGCGTTGGCTGCAAGGGTGGTGTCGGCGGAGGGTGAAATTGAGCGGTCGCTGTTCCGGTTTCGATCCGTATTTGCTACCGCAGGAGCCGCCATTGTCGGCCCAATTCTGCAACAAGTAGCCAAGGTATTGCAGTATTTAGAAACATGGCTTCCCAAAGTCATTGACATCATTGGACGTTTAATTGAACTGTACGGTATCGGCTTACAGATGATTCCTACGTTTATGGGCGGTGATTTCTTTAAGAACCTTGGTGTTTCAATTGAACAAATTGGCAAAGACATTCGGGAAATCAATCTCAACACCAAGCCAGAAATTGATTTCTCAGAACTCAATAAACCTTTCCTAGACGATCTGCGACTTATGGGGGCGCGAGTTTAATGCCAAGTAATGGAAGCACCTTTGTCTCGTTCACGTTTGACTCAACGACCTACACGCTTCCCTACGCGAACATTTCGTCATACGACCATAAGCCCGTCTATGCCGAAGATGGCTACACGCTGATCCGATACGAGGTTAATGTTGCTGGCAGTTGTTTAATTTCGGATGGCACAAACACCTATACCGAACTTGCCCTTAGATTTCAAAAAGTAACAGGGCGCGTTGAGAATGTTTTGGTCAGCGTAACAACGCCAGAGGGTACGGAAAACCTCCTCAACATCAGCCACCCCGACACCATGCGCGGCCCGTTGATGTCAATTACGGTGACGGAAATTAGCGGTCGTCGTGCTTGTGTTGTGAATTTCACAATTTCGGCAGCCTTGGCGCTTAATGGAAATAATCAACAAGAACCAAGCCCATATCCAATTCTTTCACACCGTTGGACATCTCGATTTGCCCTTGATGCTGGCGGGCATATCACGCGCACGGTGTCGGGCGTGTTGGTGGTTGACCTTGCAGCAACTGGGACAACGGCTACGGCGGCCACAAGTGGTTCATCGGGCGCGGTAAGCGGCAAGGCTCCCTACGCGGATCTTTTCCGCCGAGCGATTCTTCCGGTTGCCCCGGGCGTTGGAAACTGGCGGCGCGAGTCTCAGACCTACGCCTACAACGAGGCGGGTAATTCGCTCATCTACGAGATCACTGATTCGCAGGCTCGGACGGCTTTGCCTGATGCAGCGTTTGCTGGTTCGGCTGAATTCACCTACGAGCGAAATCGCCAGATGCTGCAATGGGCTACGTTGCGTTTCTCTTGTGATTTAGAGGGAGCGGTCAACGGCGATGTCCGTAGCCTAATTTGGGCGGCGGTCGTTCTTGCTCAGTCGCGCATCATCTTTGCTCGCTGCAAGATCATGCGGATAGTGGTGACCGAGCAGGAGATGCTCAAGAAGGCAAAGATTCGATTTGAGATCGACGCGCTTGCCCCAGCCATTGCAACGGATATTGCAGGGGTAGCGTCTTATCCTGTCCCGCTCGCTCAGATTGTCGGCAAGTCCTTTGGTGTTGGTCGCACCTGCCCAGCCCTTCCTGACCCGTATAGCCCCTACAACGGCGTGGCTGGCGTCCCGCATTGGGTAGACAATGAAACAAGCGCAAAGACGCTGACCACCCAGACAATAGCGGTTGCGTCATGTATTGCGGTCATCAATGAGTATTGCAGCCCGGGAACGCCAACCATCAGTATTGAGGTTCCAGCGACTGAGTTTGACACTATTAACGATGTTATTCAAGCGGGGCCATTTAAGAACGCCCAAGCACTTGCCCAGTTTAATGGAGACGGTCAAACAACTTGCGTAGAGCAGTCAAAGACAACGACTAACGTCAGCACTCAGACGCGGATGCACCGCCTGCAAACGCTTTACACCGAGGGGTCGGATTTCGTGTTTCAAACAGGTAAGGCATCAGTCACGCTAGAAGAGACGACCGTAGTCTCTCGCGTCAACGTACCACCTATCCGGACGTTCCGCCCCATCCCTGCTGGTTTTGTGGTCATCAATGACGACTGGAAGGTCAATCACGGGGACGTTGACCCGGCAGGGCAGCGCACGTTCATCGGGGTCTACACGCGCACACTTCGCTCGTATGACGGTGGCGGTGCAACGAGCTTCGGGTATTACACCGAAAGCGGTCGCCGTCAATGGTGGCCTTCAGGCGCAAACCCCAGCGTTGCCGCCCCGCTCGCTCTTGGGTATGACGGACAAACACAATTCGAAGGAAGTTCGGTGCTTTCGCTCGGCGATGACGCGCAGGCTTACCAAGTCGGCACGCCGCAGGACTACGCGTAATGGGCGTACAAGCGTACATCACCGCAGGGCAGGCGATCATTCCCGTCCTCTTGCCTGACGCTGTCATGCAGGACACGGCGCGGCAGATCGGCATCCCCGAGGCTGACCTGTTCTCGGTTGATGTCCCAGTCGGGATGACGCAGAACACCCGCGCCAGTTTCCTGATTGCATCGACTCAGGTGGCGGCGCTGTTTGCAAGCGTTACCGTTTCCCTGACCCTTGAGGATTCAAGCGGCTCGTCGGTGGTCATTAGCGGCTTGTACGCTCGACCCCCGCAGCCGTTCTTTTGGACGCAGCAGGGCGGCGCGGTACTAGTGGAATTGGTGGACGAGCGTTGGTACTGGCAGTTTTCATCCGCGGCCGTCCTGAATATCGCGCTTGCCCCGACATGGTCATCAGATGGTCGCTGGCAAGTCAATGACGCGACCGCCGTTACCCCAATCACAACCTACACCGAACTCCTTGCACAGATCAGCACAGCGGCAAGCGCCGACAACCTGACCGCCCCAACCGGGTTTACCGTGCAATCTCCGGAATACATGAGGCGCTTGAGCGACCTGTACGGCTCCCCGAACGTCAGCCTCGCTATGGTGCTTGATGCGGTCGCGGTAGCAAACCAGCAGATCATTATCAGCGACGGGTCGGTGACTCGATTTATTTCCCGGTCGAACCTCAAGCCGCAGTACAACCTCAGAATGCTTAGTTACAAGGCGGCGATGCGGGGAGGGATGCAGCCCGTCAACGGCGCAGCATCTAGTACTGACGCGCTGGTTTCCCTTTACAACGCGACCGGGTATCAAGCCCGCGCCCCGTTGACCTGTAGCACCGTGTTCCCCCAACGCATGGTTGAGGGTTTGACGTACTACGATAACTGCACACTTGCCAACGTCCCCGCCGTGGGGCAGAGTTTCACGACGAACCAAGTCTACGCGGCAGGGTCGGCGGCGACCTTTACTCGCGCCCCGAACGACATCGGCGCGGCGTACATCACGGACGCGTCCATTGTGGTGCAGGACAGCACCGGGGCGGTCTTGACCACTAGCCCGGGCTGGAACCCGACCACCCTCTCGACCAAGATGCGTGACGACTACGCCTCCCGGAACTCAAACATCCCCTTTGGGCGCACTGTGTGGGCTGGATGGATTCCGTGGTACTTAGGCAGTGTGTCCAATATCGGGCAGCTTGGGAACGTCTCCTACCGCCTCGCGGTCATTGACGGCGAATGGTCGCCGTACACCATCTCCTCGGCGGACGAAACCGACTGGCGATTCGGATTGCAGGGTACGAGCTGGAACGATCCGAGGGATATCGTCACCGCCAAGGGCAACGCGCAGGCGTACCGCAACTGCGTTGGGGCGACCATCATTGACGTACCGCCGCCCATGTGCCGCTCTTTCCCGGCAAAGATCACGGGAAACGAGTCCTACGGCAACTGGCGCTGGGCGTACTCGTTTGTGGAGGTTGAGCCGAACCCGACCGTTGGCGCTACTCCAAGCGTCTCCATTGGGGCATACGCCCGCACGGCAGCGGGCGCAATCGTTGCCCGCAACATGGCCGAGAACGGCAACACCAGCCCGACCCGCATTGCGCCCGGGGTGCTTCAGTCGCACTACAACAACGCGACCGTCGAGGCGCTCCCGATCTGCAATGACACCATCGTTCATATGGTTGAGCAGTTCCCAACGCATACCGACCAAGGAATGCCAACTCCTCCTTACGAACCGCAGTATTGGTTCTCAATGCCGAACGCGGTTAAGGTAACTTGCACCGAACAGCAGCCGTAGGTTGAACCAAGCAAGGAGCGGAAATGAATCAGCGATGGAACATCATCTTCTCAAGGGGCGGCGAGTACCAAGAGACGGTCAGCGTAGGGACGTGGCCGGGAACCTATCCCGCCCTCAATACGGCTACCGAGTGGCGTTTGACCGTCTCGCAGCCTGACACGACTAGCTTCCTTGTCGCTTCTAGTATCGGCGCAAGCCCAATGATTACCCTCAACGTAGCCAAGACGACCGGGACAATCATCGTTCCAGCCGCTACAACCGCCGCTATGCCCCTCGGCAGCGCCCGGTACGACCTCGAAATCTTCTTCCCTTCCAGCGTCACCAAGCGGCTTATCTCGCTCGGCGCGGCACAAGTAAACACCAAAGCAGGAGCAGTCTAATGGCTGACGTAGTCATCAATGTAGGGGCGGTTTCCGCCATCACCGCAGGCACGGGTTTGACCGGGGGAACGATTACCGGGACGGGAACCATTGCCGCAGACTTTGGCACGTCAGCCGGAACAATCTGCCAAGGCAATGACGCTCGGCTTTCAGCCCCAGTTGCTCCGCTCGCTCACGCTAGTACCCACACGGCGGCCGGGTCTGACCCGCTCACGCTGTCGCAGGCGCAGATCACCAACCTTGGTACAGACCTTGCAGCCAAGGTAGCGGGTACGCGGCAAGTGATCGCTGGAACGGGCATGGGCGGCGGTGGCGCTCTTTCGGCTGATGTCACGCTAAACGTCTCTTACGGCACATCGGGGACTACCGCTTGCGTGGGTAACGATGCTCGACTGAGCAACGCCCGCACCCCATCAACGCACGCCAGCACACACGGCGCGGCAGGTGCTGATGCCATCACAATCACGCAGGCGCAGGTCACTAGTTTGGTTTCTGACCTTGCACTCAAGGCAAGCACAACGCACGCCACTACGCACGCGTCGGCCGGGACTGATCCACTAACCCTTGCACAGTCACAGATCACCGGGCTAGTTGCAGCCCTCGCTGCTAAGGCACTCGGCGCAACGACCATGACCGCAGGCACGGGTTTAACGGGCGGTGGCGACCTGTCCGCAAACCGTTCCTTTGCTGTTGCTTATGGCACAACAAGCACCACGGCGACCATAGGCGATGATGCGCGGCTTTCGTTCATTGCCGCAGGAACAGGTGCAGAAACGCGAACGCTTCAGAACAAGCTGCGCGACACGATTAGCGTTAAGGACTTCGGAGCGGTGGGCGATGGTGTGGCAGATGACACAACGGCAATTCAAGAAGCGCTCAATGCCGCTGCCTCTCTAACATTAAACGGGATTGGGAAATCAGTATTTGTTCCAAGTGGGACATATAAGACAACTGCCGTTCTCCAAATTGGAGAAGGTGTTAACTTCTATGGCGACCAAAACACATCAGTCATTGATGTTCAGCCCACAGCAAGCACTTCAACTTACAACAACGGGCTGCTTATCAATGGCAACAATGTTGTAATCGACAGCCTTCGCTTTAATGGAACAAACGAAGGGCGCGAGATCAATGCAGGGGTAAACATTGATGTCTATGCAACTGCAATCCTTGCCAACCCAGCAGTTTCGGCAGGCGTTTATCAAAGCGCAACGATCAAGAATTGCAGCATATTTAAGTGGGGAAGCGGCATTGAGCTTCGCCGTTGCAACAACTTTGCCATTACTGGTAATCGACTGTGGGGCGGGAAGAACCTAAAAGACGGTACTGCTCCCAACACTAGCACGCAGGACATTTGGATTTATGGATCGCCTTCTCCAGATGACTCATTCAGGGGAATCATTTCTGGGAATTTCTGTTTTGGAAATCAAGACACACCAATCGCCGCTGGTGGAAATAGCGGAGATCACGATATTACTATCAACGGGAATGTGATTTGGCCGCTGAAAGAAGACTTGACGTTACTGTCAAAAACTGAGACTGTAAACAACGCAAATGCCAACATGAGTCGCTATGGCATCTTTACTGGCTATGGTGGAAGTTCGTCTTTGCGGATGGCAATCACTAACAACATCATTAGAGATGTCGCGCATTGTGGAATCAACACTCAAACAGCAACTCGTCCGGGTGGCGACCTTGCAATCGTTGGAAATGTAGTTTCGGAATGCGGATTTGGTCAAATTTATCCCGGCGACAACAGCCTCAAGGCGGGCATTTTCCTTGATGGTGGTGCTGATACTTGTTCTGGAAATGTAATTGTTGATTGCTACACGGTTGGGATCAAGCACAATTCCAATCTAGCAGTACCTACCGCGCCCGGTCGCCATGCTCGCGCTGTCATCAATGGAAACAATATTGCCAAGGTGTTGGCAAATCCACAAAACAGCACCCTTGGATATGGGATTCAAGTCAGCGGAAACAACACTAGTGGCGTGACGGTTTCTAGCAATCACATTGAATACACGGATGACATTGCAGTCGCCGTTACTATCAGCGCAGGAGCAACGCTTGGAAACGTCCATATTCTTGGGAACTCGGTACAGGTCACGCACACAAAAGGCGGGATTAGTGTTAGCAATGCCGGAGACTTGGATTGTTCGGTTGTTGGAAATCGAATTCTTGGAGCAGGCGGAGTTTCAAACAGCAACTTGAATTCAGGAATTTGGCAAGACACCAATAAAGTTCATTGTATGAACAACGTAATTCAAAACTTCTTTAACGGAATTCGTCTCTCCGTTCCGGCAGGTCGTGATCTTGGATTGAACATTTCTGGAAATGCAATTTCTTCTTGCGATACTGGCGTTGCTGGTGCTGGTGGAACCGTAATTTGCCAAGCGAATACTCTTAAAAGTTGCACAAACCGTTTTACTGGCAAGGCTTGGCAGGGGACTATTTTGCAACCAAACGACGGAGATGGATTTGGTGGTAGCGCAACTGTTTTAATTGCTGATACTGGTTACCCAACAGGCGGAACATGGGCGGTCGGTGATCGTTGTTTCAAGTCAAACGCCGCATCAGGATCTCCCAAAGGTTGGATTTGCACTACAGCCGGAAGCCCCGGTACATGGACATCCGAGGGGAATCTGTAATCCATGACCCTCGAAACAGCCTCATCTATTGACCGATGGCTTCGCTTTGCCCAGTTCTTCGTGGCGGTCACGGCTTTAGTGGCCGCGCTTATCTACGCTGGGAGCCGTTCGGAACGCGACGAGCAGCAGACCCGCAGCCTCGAAAAGATGGCGGGCGAGCTTGGCAAGATCCAAGAACTAGCGTCCAGCGCCAGCGCACAGATACAAGTCATTGGGGAGCGCGTGCGCGGGCTAGAAGATCGCGTTACGCGTATCGAGAAGCATTGAGCCGTTGGTGGCTCACCTTCGCTATGCTCGCCCTCCTCGCGGGCTGTAGCCCCGTGCAGCGGATCGCGCAGAGTTCCAACGACATCCGCGCCGAGGCGCAGGGTCTGATCCAGCGCGGGACGGAAACCGGAGATCCGGAGGTCGTTGCCCGGGCTACCCGTATTGACGCGCTTGCGTCCGGGATTCATGTGCAACTGTCAGGCGTGGAGGACAAGACCTCGCCATATTTGACCGCTTTCATCTACGGGGCGGTGGCCGTGGTCGCCTTGGCGCTCGTCATCGTGTTATGGCAGACCGGGCTAGGGACGGCGATACGGGTCGCTATTGGTTGGCTTCCTCGCCGGAAAGTAGTTGCGGCGGAGCTTGCGGTCGATATGCTAGATACAGATCGCCCTGAAGGCGAGCGGGAAATGGTGGCCGTCATGCGGGCGCAAGATCCCTTGTTTGATGCGGCGTTTAGAAAATCAAAGACTCGACGAAAGGCATAGACATGATCGCAGACACCCTAGGGAATATTTGGTTCGCTCTCGCCGCTGCCGCCATTGCTTTCGGCGCTGGTTGGTATCTCTGCATGAAGAAGGCTGGCAAGTGATCCGCGTTGTGATCCTCGCCCTCTGCATTGTGATCGTGGCGTGAGCGCACTCCCGGCGGTTTCGTGTTGCTGCGACCCCGGCGTGTTGTGGTACGCCCTCAAGTGCGAGGACTACTTTGCCGACTATTGCTGCGAGCCTGATTGCTCGCAGGCTCCTGCTCGCATTGAGTTCTGCATCGGCTATCTGATTTCGATAGGCATTCCCGACCCGCCAGAGACTGCGACAAAGTGCTACTTCATCAGCTATGACTGCTGTATTTATGTCCTAATCGGGACGGAAGCCCTGCCCTGCCCGAACCCGCTCTCAATTTACCCGGTCAACGTGGGCTATTTGGTCGAGATCAAGAACCGTGTTGTAGGGGAGAACCCGTGTTGCTATGCCGATCCCCAGCAGCAAGGGAACCCGGGCGGCATTGCCAACATTCAAATCCCCGAGTACGGCCCCGCGATTGCCAACAACACGCAACTCCCATGCGAGGAATTGGTAGCCGAGTGCTACGACTTCAAGGATCAGGCTGGCACGGTCAAAGGGAAGAGTGTCACCGTTGCAAGCTCCGCCCGTACCTGCATTGAGACGATTGGCGTTCCGTGGGACGTTCGTTGCGACCACGGGCCGCCAGTAGAGATCGTCAGTCTCGACGTGGGTATGTCGCAGGAGATGGGCTTCTGCACGGTGCGCGACCCTGTCACCCCGGGCAGTTGCCCGAATCAGGTTACCCAATCCTACATCCAGTACATGAACTGCCCGGACTGCGAGCCAGAGGGCGATTGCTGCGGCAATACCCCGATCTGTGACGACCTGCCGGACTACTGCGATAGTTTCGAGGATCGCTTTGAGACTTACGACGTGCGGACATGCTACTCGCTCGGCAGTTTCGGTTGCCCCGTCCACGAAGAGGACATCATGACCATCGTCTTCCCGGCCTGCTTTGCGCCGGGGATCGACCCCGAAAGCCCGGGCGCTCAGGCGGCGCTTAATGCCCTATTCCTTGGCGCGTCTGGGATTGTCCATATCGACCAACAGAACACGGTCGCAACGGGCTGGGGGACGCTTGGAGCGCCCAAGCTGACTGTCTGCGGTCTTGATATTGTGATCTTCTCAGGCAACGCCGCGCACATTGCCGAGCGCATCAACAACCGCATCGGTGCGCTGGTGACGGCTTCCGGTATTCCGCCGTGGTCGGCGTACTTTTGGTTTGGCAATCGCCAGAGCTGCGTGACCTGCGACTGGCAGACGGCAAACGACCGCCCCGGGTTCTCTGAGGGCGACACCCTAACGGTTGACCGCGTGGAGTTCACGAACGGGAACCAAGACATCACCGTCACGCTCGTTGGCTCGTCCATTCGGTACTACGCCTGCGCGTCGCAGACCCTGCTTGTCGATTACCCGTGGAGGATGACGAGCGAGAACACTTGCAACGCGTCCATCTCGGCCATCAGCGCGACCCCGAACAACTTCGTCATCCAATGCTTGTCCTTCCCTGAGTATTCGTTCGGGGAGCGGTACACCATGAAACGCGTGCAGGAGTACGCGTCTACCCCTATCCCGATCTGCGTGGACATCGGCTTTTACCAAGACGCGACCAACTGCGAAGCCCGCGATGGATGGCCGCTTGATGACATCACCGTCACGATTGGCAACACCATCATCGTCCTTGTCTACGGCTGGTCTTCGCTCTGCCCCGGGATGCCTGACCCGCGCACGGGTTGCTACGCCTACCCGTTCACCTACACGCCAGCGCCGTGCTGCCCGGGTCAGCCCGTGGACTGCAACGAGTGGGCTATCGAATACCCGCTCCCGCAGCCCTGCGTGCGTTCGTTCCAAGATCCCAAAATCTATTGCAAGTCTGACGGCTCAATCGTCGCCCTCACATCATGACCATCGGCACGCTCAACGTCTCCGGCATCTCGCTCCCGATCATGGATTGCAAGTCGTGGCGCGTGGCTGGAACACAACCCATCTGCCTCAAGAACCTTGACGTAGCCAAGTGTGCGACCTGCGAGGAGCGCGAGACGCGGGAGGGCAATGTTGTTGACCCGCCCCTCTTCCTTGGCGCACGCCCCGCCGTTGCCCGCGCCAAGCTGACGACCGAAATGCAGCCACCCGCGCCGGGGACGGTTGCGCCTCCTCGGATGCGCGGACTGGGTGACGTGGTCGCGGCGATGACAAGCGCGGTCGGGATCAAGGCGAACTCCTGCGGCCCATGCGCGAAGCGGCGCGAGGCGTTGAATCGCCTAGTTCCTTTTGGGCAAAAAGAAACCTCGCCGCCACCCGAAGGCAACGGCGAGGGAGAGGCAAGGTAGTAGGTCAGCGGATGCGAAGGCTTGTCCCGCGAGGGAGCAAGCGGCATCCGGGGATCTCGCCGCCAGCCTCAAGGACGATCCGGATCGCTTCCTTGTTTGGCTCGGTGACGATCTTGACGAGCGGGACTTCAAGACCCTTGACGGCATCGTCGTCGATCTGTAGCGACTGCTTCCCGCCATTGGCAGCAATCGACAATTTGAAACTCGGCAGTTCCATTTTCAACCGCCCAGTCGTTTCCATTGCCGCCTTTAGCCCTTCCTTGAGGCGTGTGGCAAGGGCATCGTCAGCCGCTGCGAGCGCACGGATGCGAGAAGCTTCCTTGCTCCTCGCATCCGCTCGCATCTCTAGCTCACGAATGAACCCGCAATAGCGTTCGGCCTTGGTGTCGAGGGCGACATCTAGACCCGTGAGATGCTCGTCGAGCGCGGCCTGCGCCTCGGGCGAGTCGATGCCATGGTCTAAGACCGCCTCAAGTATACCTTGCATTTCCGACGTGATTTGGTAGAGCGACATTAGAACGGAACCTCCTGCTTAGATGCGGTGACCTTCATGATCTGGAGGGTGTCGCCAACGCGCTCGACCTGCAACTGCATACAGTCGTTGACGTGTTCTTTCGCCATGTCGGCGTACTCCTGCACAGTAGTGGCGAGCCACGCTTTCCCGTGCTGGCCGTCCACCTGAATGGCGTTAGCCTTGCCGTCACGAACGACTACGCGCAGGATGTCGAATGTCCCCTCGTATACGTCCGGGTACGCGTCGAGCGCCTTGGTTGCCGCCTTGACTTCTGCCACAGGCTCAGGAGCGGGCTTGGTTGCCCTAGGAGCGGTCGGAGGCGGCGGAACGGCTGTCCGTGGGTCTTGCGGCTTGAAGGGCTTACGCGGCTCGCTACGCGGTGCGCTTGGCAGGCTTGCCTCGTTCCCGTCCTGATCCTCTTCCCCTACGATGTTGGTCACAGAGGCTAGGCAGTACCTGCGAAGGTAAGTAATTATCGAGCCAAGCTGCTGAACCGTAGCGCGGTCAGGTAGTGCGGACATAGCAGTCTCCGCCATCCATTCCCCGCTCGCATGGAGCAAGGTGGTCGTCACCCCTACCGCGCCGCCATCGGTGCTGACCGTCTGCACGGCGCTAATCCCGTGACGAGCAAGCGGCAGGCGGACGGCGTTGATGATTGCCCCGAGCGATGCGTAGCGGCTCTTGAAATGCGGGTTCACCGCGTCAAGGCTGGGGTTCACGATTTCCAAGTTTGCGGCCGCCAGCGCTTTCGCCAGCTCCCCGATAGTGTCACTTCGTTGCATAATGTCCTCTCAAGACTGCGCGGCTCGCCGCACTCGACCCCGGCGAAATGCTAGGGCAGCAAGATGATACGCGAAGATATCATGGCTTGTCAAATCGTGACGAGGGAAATAGCCGTCATTGACGCGACCCCGTAGCGTTTACTAGCGTTCAGGGAGACGACCTGCGCGTCATCGTGGTACAGGATTCCCGTAAGGGCATCAAGGACGGCGCGGCAAAGTTTGTCGATGTCAGGCTTCCCGGGGTGGGTCGGAGCGCCAGCGCGGAGTGCGCCTTTGCTGGTGTAGTGGCTCTTCGGGCGAACGAAGACGAAGGTAATCCCTATCCCTACAGGTTGTTGCGTTGGTGGGTCTTTACGCGCTTGGCTTGCGGCAATGGAAACAAGGGCGCGGTAGGGCTTGACCCTCGCGCATGACTCCACGAGCGAAACACGGCCGCCACGCACGAATGCACGCTTTGAGCCTTGCGGGGCAGGGATTCCAACGACTACGAATTCAAGCACGTTGCGCCCGCTGGCACACGAGAAGCGCTTGCCGTGCGCGGTTGACTTCTTTGATCTGGGCGGTGAGCTGCTCGCGCATATAGGTGATCTCGCTTGCGGCTTCTTTGAGCAGGGGGTCGGTGGACTCGCTCGCCGTGATGCGGTCGATGATGTCCTCTTCCCAGTCCCCGCGCATAGTTAACCCTCGCCCCGATAAAGGTCGTTCTGTAATGTGATGCGGTGTAGTTCTTGCTTCACCGTGGTGAGCGTATCTTGGTTCTGTTTTTTTGGCGTAGGGCGTTTGAAGATTTGCCGCGCCCACAATAAAACGACCCCGCCGAGGGAACGCCCCCCGGCGGGATCGCCGCAAAAACCTTGATTACCGCGCAACGCGGCGACTCCCCAACACGATACGGCACACCGCCGAGCGGCTGACCCGGTACTTCCGGGCGATGTCCGACTGCTTCATCCCCTTGCTCTTGTCCTTGCGGATGCCCTCGACCGTCAAGGTGTCAATCTTGAACACGGGATTCCCCCTTTGACCGCGTGATCTTGTACCGCTGGTCGGCTCGGATCGAGACGCGGATGCGGTCGTGATTGCTTGAGCCTTGCAGGTTGGCGAAGATCTGCGCGACCTGCTCCCCAGCCTCGTCAAGCAGGATGATCGACTCGTCACGCTTACGGATGGTGATGGTCAGGAAGCCGCCTGCGATGGTGTTAGTTGACATGGGCGACCTTGGTATTGGGGTTGCACTTGGTGATGAAGTTCACAACGCGGTTCATCAGATCCTCGCGTATCTCGTCCTGCGTGTCCCCTTCTTCAAAGAGGCACAGGCTAGAGAACCGCGTACCCTCAATACCCTCAGGGTTGGTTTCCAAGAGGTAGACCGAAGCCCGCCAGTAGGCGAGTACCGGGTTGCCGTCCGATTCGTCCACTTGGTGCAGCATCGGGTCGCCGCCAACGATGACCAAGACCGGGCGGTCAAACTTGCCAGCCAGCCCGCGCTGGACACGATCCTCGCTCAACCAAGCGGGGTAACCGTCCTTGCGATTCCATTCCACATCATGCAACACGGGCCGCGCCCAACGGTTATTTTCTTCTTCCATTATTGCTCTTCCTTTCGTGCTTTGAGCATTGCATCGGCAAGGCGGTAAGCAACCTCTGCTGCTGAGTTCATATCGTCCCAATACCATTTTTCATCATGCTGCACCCCAGCCCAATGATGGGTCGTCTGAAACACAACCCGAAGCATTTCAACGGCCATGCGGTCGCGCTCGTTCATTGGATCAGCCCCTTGTAGCAATCCCAGCCTCTTTCTTCTGCAATCTCTCGTAGCGTGCAAGGTTTTTCGTTGCTAGTACAGCTTGCTTCTACTGCCTCATAAATCGCGTAGCAAACCTCGCGTCTCAACTCGTCACGATCCTTGCGGAGCGTCTCTACTTGTGCCGTCAGATAGTCAATTTCCTTGCACAATGTCGCTATGTCTCTCAGGTCGCTCATGTCGTTTCCTTTGTAAGTGGTGCGCCAACGCTTGTCATGCCCGCCAGCGCGGCCATCACTAGCCCGCGTGATCGAATTACTTGGTCGAAGGTGTAGCCGTTCTTGTGTCCCTCTGGCAGCGGAAGCACACGGTCAACCGCATCTGCCCAAACTTGCATCCGTCTTGTTGATGGGTCAGCCGCAGCAAACTCGGCTTTTTTCAATTCGTAATCGGCTTCAAAGCCATCAACGTGTTTAAGCGCTTTTGCTATTTCGGCCTTGTGTTCTTGTTCTGCAAGCTGCAACCGCTCCCGCTCGGGCTGAACACGTGCAACAAGCCATTCAAGGGCGATGTCAACCATTTGCTTGAATGCCGGATGCCTTGCAATAGCCTCGCGTGTGCTAATAATTTCGCTTCGCAGTTTGGCTCGTACTTCGCCAGTTTCTGCTTTAACCTGAATGCCAGCAAGCGATTCCGTAATTGCGTTGTCTAGCAGTCTGATTAGTTCGGTATTGATGCAGTCTTTCATTCGTACATCTCCGGCGGCCGCGCCTCAAGGTACTCCCGGGTATGCCGCGAGTAGGTGCTGTTGATGACGAGCGCCATCGGGAAGTCTGATGGGACGCGCTCGTCATGATCTAGAACCACGCCGTCGAGGTTGACCGTCAGGATCTTCCAATCGAGCAAGCGCCATGCTGGCTGGTCGCCCGCATCGGGGTTGCCGCCATCGACTTGGTAGCGACCTTCTAGGAGGACGGTCACCGCGTGGGACATGAGGTACTCGGCGATGACCTCCGGGATTCCCGGCAACTGGTCAACATTGATGTCGTACTCAACTTCGCGCTTGCGGATCTTCTTGGTGTCTAGCATCGGAATTTCCTTTCGGTAGGGTTGGTGAAGAGGCTGTCGGGGATAGAAGAGACAACGGCAATGAATACGCGCTGCGCCTTACCAGCGCGACCAAGGCGCGTGCCGCCAGTAGGGGCAATCAGCCCTGCCGCGTGCAGCTCGCTGACCCTGCGACGCGCCCCGGCGTGTAGGTGCGCTGCGGCTTCGGCTTCGTCTGAGGTCAAGCCATACGCCCCCGCCGCGCTGAAGGCGGCGAGGAGCGCGGCTTGAAGCCCTGCGAGTTTGGGAGCCATGTCATCGGCGGCCGCGTGGCTGGTTGCGGGGTCGGTACGCCGTGCGGTCACAGGCTCACCACCGTGTTTTCGTGGCGGGCGATGAACGCGCCTTCGGCTGAGTCGATCTCGTCCACGCACGCGGCGAAGGCGTTCTCGTCATCATGGTCAACGGCGGCAAGGTCGGCGTTTGCGCGGATCACGCGATGGCTCACGTCGTCGTTAATTTCACGGGCGGCGGCAAGCAGGGCATCGTTGTACTGCTTGGCAATACGGTCGCTATTCAAGGCATCGGTGACGGTCATTTGGGTCTTGGTAGACATTTGCTCAGTCCTCTCAAACTGGGTGCGTTTGTCAGCGGCACGCGCCTCTGACATCGGAAAGATACTGACAGGTACATCGGCTCGCAAGGGGTCAATCCGTAAGTTTGTTGACGGATTTCCACACAATCGCACATTCCTAGCCTGAAACCCGCATCAAATAAATTGACACCCCGCCCGATTATGATGCCGCCCGGTGTGCCAGCCGCGCTGGTGGTCGGCTGGCGCGGTTGGTACGCCTAAAAACAAACGCGGCGCGGATCTTTCGATCAACGCGCCGCGCTTCCGGGGGTGAGGTAAGGAGCGGTCAAGACCGCCCCGCCACATGGTGGCAGGTTTATGGTATCATATTTGCAGCGACTCCCAACGTGGGGATAGCGGAGCGAGTGCAAACGCTCAACATCTCGACAACTGTAGGCGGGGCGGGTTAGCCCGCACTCGCTCCCCGCCCTGCCTACGGCTATCGCAAGGAAGCAAATGTCTACACCGTGGTTCCCGCTTTACCCGACTGACTTCTTGGTCAGCACCGCAACGATGACCCCCATCCAAGGCTGGTCGTACACGCAGCTCCTCATGTACGCGTGGACGAACGGGGGCATCCCAGACGACCGCGAAGCCTGCTCAATCCTGACCCGCTGCCCGCTCTCCGAGCGCGACTGGGCAATCATCCGGGGACGCTTTGAGCCTGTGGCTGAGCCATTGGCTAAGCCAATGGCTAGCCTTGTGAACCCGCGCATGGAACGTGAACGCGTCAAGGTAATGGAACGACACAACGAACGAAGCGAGTCCGGAAAGCGCGGAGCCGATGCCCGTTGGAGTGGCAAGAATGGCTCCGCCAATGGCTCAGGTAATGGCTCAGCCAATGGCGAACCGATGGCAACCACAACCGTAACCACAACCACAGATTTAAAAACCCCCCTCCCCCTTTACAAAGGGGGTCGTCGCCTTCGGCGGGCGGAGATTAAGGCTGCTCAAGAAGCCGACCCGAATTGGGTTCCGTTCTGAAACCACCAACCGAGGAGACACCAATGCAAACAACGTGGATCGACAACAAGATTTATCTGTGCAAACTGTGGCCGAAGTACAAGCCCACCCCGGAGGAGGGCGACCTCCTGAACGAACGCTGGGGATCTTTGAAGCAGGACATCCTGCGCGAGTGCATCAAGCAGCACCGCCTTGAACGCGATAGCCGCCCCGACCTGTCCGCCATTCACAAGGCGTACTGCAAGATCACCGCCACCGCGCACACCGCCGGGGTAGCGAGTACCGAAATCGAGGACACCCGCGCCCAGACCTGCATTCCGCCAAGCGCGAGCGAGCTTGCAGAATGGGACTCGTGGGCAGCAAAAACCCTCGCCACCGTGACCGATGCCGAGATCGAAGCCGTGCGCGACATGATGACCTACGTCCCCACCACCGCCCGAGTCCTTGCCGTTGCCGTTGACTACGTCCGCTCGCAGCGGGGCAGGGTTGCCCCTAGCCGCGCTTGAACCTCAAATACGCCTTCCACCCCATCCCGACCAAAGGAACGCCGCACAGGGCAATCTAGGAGACACATGAGATACGCCAGTAAGCCGAACAAAACGAAACTCGCACGCGCAGCCGCCTACCTCAAGTGCGAGGGCTTCGCGGTCGGCCTCACTCATACCGGGTTGGTAGCCGTGGACGAGGACGGGGTCGTCATCCAAGCCTCCCCATTTCGTACCAGCGCACAGATCTACCACCCCGTACTCAAGGTCTTCCGCGAGGAGTACGAGCCGCGACTGCCCGAAATCTACTGGTTCAGCGAACGCATAGCCCTGCTCATGGAGTGGGCGCAGGACAAGGACGCGAAGCAAATCCCGCACCTTATCAGCGTTTCGCGTCGCCCTGTTCCATCTCGCGCTATACTCGCAAGCATATGTACCCCATCAGCACCTACGACGATTTCAAGCACTACATACGCACAGCCGTTGAATGGCAAGGCATGACCAGAGGCGAGCTGGCAAACCGCATGGATGCGGATGGCATCCTTCGCGCCCATACCGTCCGCTGCCTCCTCGGGACACCGGGGACGCGCAACGGGAGGCGCAAGCCCGCGTTTGACTCCGCGCTCGCAATCGCGCACGCTGCCGGATTTGAGTTGATTCTGAGAAAGCGGAAGGTACGATCATGACAGAAGACGCACCCCACTACAGGGGGAAGGGGGATGTCCGCGACCTTGTCGCACGCCGCGAGAAGACCCTGCACCTTGCCAGCCTTGAGCGAGCCGTTTACGGCGGCTGGGACATTCCAGCCGAGGCCGCCAAGTCTGCGCCCGCCTTCCTGCAGGACGTGATGAACGACCCGAACATGGATACCCGCACCCGCGTGCGAGCCGTGGAAGTCCTTGCATCCCTGTCCCGTGACCGCGTAGACGCAACCGTGCAGCTCGACCGCATCCTGCGCCTTGACGCTGGTACGGCAACTGACCGCGTGGAAGTGATCCACGACCTTGGAGATCAAGCCCTTGATGCCGTCGCTCAAAGCCTCAACCAGATCCAACCAGCCCCCAAGTGCCTTCCAAAGCCAAAGCGAAAACCAAAGCGCAAAGCCTGACCCCGGAGCAGGCGGTCGCCGCAGCGCGGGAGAACCCGGTTGCCTTCTTAGCCTTGTGCCTCGGCAAGCCCGCCTCCGACCTTCAGCGCAGGCTGCTCGCGCACGCGCTGAGTCATCACAGTTGGTACGCGGAAATCCCACGTGGTCACGCGAAGACCAGCAGCCTTACATATTTAGCCGCGTGGTGGCTTGGTCGCCGCCCAGCGACACGGTTTAAGCTGATCGGGCAGAACGACGAAGCCGCAAGCGCCACATCCCGCTTCCTGCGCGACATCATCCGCAGCCCCATCTACCGCGCCACCTTCCCGCACGTTGAACTCAAGCCCGGAGAGGACACCGTGATGGCGTGGTCAATCACCGCGCCCGGGGTAGGGGCGAGGCGTGACCCGTCCGTTCAAGCCTCCGGCATCTTCGGCAGAACGGGCGGACGCGCCGACGTTCTTTGGCCGGATGACATTTGCGACCTACGAAACGCCGTCCTCCAGCCGACCCTCCGCGCACAGGTCAAGGAGGCGATGAACAACATCTGGCTCCCCATGCTTGACCCGTCCGCCAAGCACCCCGCCCGCATCTGGCGCACAGCGACCCCCTTCCATACGGACGACATTACCGCCGACTGGCGCAGGGAATGCGAACGCGCTGGCACGCTCTTACGCGAGCCTTGCCGGGGACTGATTAGCCCGTGGCCAAGCGTGTTCACGCCTGAGATCCTCGACCAGAAGCGCCGCGAGATGGGGCCGATGGCATACGCCAGAGCCTACGAACTCGTTCCGCTGTCCTCCGACCTCCTGATCTTCCGACCGGAGTGGACGCGCTACTACCGCTCCGGGACGGTTCCCCTCGGCACGCGCACGGTCGCCGCTATCGACTGGGGGTACGGAAAGAAGCGCCAAGAGCGCGACGACCCCGACTACTCGGTCTGCATCGTGGGCGAGGTCGACCAAGCCCGCAACCTGTACCTGACCGACATCCTGCGCGTCCGCGAGTCCTTCCCCGACTTCGCCCGCATGGCGAAAGACCTCGTCGAGCGCCGTGGCGTGGGCATGGTGCTGGCGGAAGCGAACGGGCCGCAGAAGGGCGTATTCGACCAATTCCGCCAAGACTGCCACCAGCCCGTCATTGCCGTCACCCGTACCGCCG